ACACCAAACATAAAGTCTACATCATCGAATACCATTTCAGGAATATTATCACTAGTCCTGTCACCACCGTTTGCAAACAATAAGTTATCTTCTGGATATTTTTGTTTTGCTATCCTAATAGCATCTATAGCAGATCCGTCTGTATCATTAAATTGAATGACTTCGTCTACTATATTAAATTCATTAATTATTGCAGCTCTTTCTTCCCAATGTAAAAAAGGTCTTCCTTTTTTATTTGTAAGCCATTCATCAGAATTCAAACCAACTATTAGATAATCTCCTAGTTGTTTTGCTGCCTTAAAGTAGTCTATGTGTCCGGAATGGATTGGGTCAAAGCCGCCTGTTACAATAATACGTTTCATATGTATATTTATATACGCACTTAATCAACAGATAAAGATGTGACCTTGCTATTAAAACAACCCTATATTATTTAAAACATCAAAGGGATCGGCGCCGAATGTGGCTTCTAATTTAACTAACATTTCTTTCTTTAAATTTTTCTTTACTTCTTGTAAAACCATCGTCCATTTATTTTGGGGAATACATATCACACCGTCGCTATCTGCAAAAATAATATCATTATTTCTAACAGTAATATCGTTTATGATAACAGGCATATTCATAGTCTCAAACGTTCCTTCGTACCGAACATCATCAGCAGTATTGCCGTGAGCAAATACTGGTAAGCCTATTTTAGAAACACGCTCGATATCTCTAGTAAATCCATCAACTACTACTCCTATTGCTCCTTGTCTAACCGCAAATGTAGCATTTAAATCTCCGAAGTATGCTTTATTAGGAACATCTGTTGATACAATAATTACATCTCCGGGAACTATAAATTCATAAGTTTTAAGAGCATCGAAAATTCCTTCCCAGTCTTTTTTGTTAGGATCTTTTTCGTGATCTTCTAATGCTTTTATTTTAAGTGTTTTAGCATAACCTAAAAAACTGCCGCCTGTTAATGATTTTATATTTTTACTTAGGTAGTGTTTTATACTAAATTCTTTACAAATATCACTTAATAAAGAACTTGTTATAATTTTTGATAGAACATTTAGTTGTTGTGTTTTTTTAACACGTTGGCCTGCACAAATGTTTTTTGCAAGTTCAAGATCGTCTTTATTATCTATGTCAACACTTTGTAGAGGTGTTAATGGAAATAATAATACATCATCTGTATATCTCTTTGCAACAGGTTTTCCGTTTGTCTTAACAGCATAAAAACTCATTGCTTCAATTGTTCTTGTTGGAAGGTCAACACTATTAGGAATTTTTTCTCCATACAAGGGTTTTCCATTTTTCCATTCGTAAAATTTATCAGTATAAATTCCAACAAGGCTTGTTTTTTTAGATTTTTTAAATTCTTTTAATGCATTATCAATAACAGTAGCGTCAATAAAAGGTGCTGTGCAAAGTATCTGCACGACTATATCAGCATCAGTGTGTTCAGTTTCGTTACCGAACATTTTATGTCCGTCAGTCTTATTATTTGCTAATTCTGTATCTCTATAAAGATGTTTTATAGGTAAGTCTGATGCAAGTGAGTGTATCTCATCACTTTCACTATCTAACCAAACTTCATCTACTTCTTTACATTCTAATACCTGTAAGAGTTTTCTTTTAAATAAGTATTCACCATCTAATACTGTTAAATTTTTACTCGGTATTCTTTCGCTAGTTCCTTTTGCAGGAACAAACAGTGCTGTTTTCATTTTAAATTATCTTTCTTTTGAATGACATTCTCTAAAGAATCTATATCCATTAAATTAGTATATTGAAAATCTTTAGAAAGATTTACAAACGAAATATTTTGTTCTTTAAAAAATTTTGACATAGCAGCAGCATATATTAAACCACCTTTATGAGTTGTGTTTTTCAAATTACTTTCTCTTTCGGATTCACAGACTCCGCTATAAAAATGCGATTGACCAGGAAGATAGTCAAATGTCATACCTAAAAAATATATTTCTTTGAATCCCATAAAATATGCAATCATAGAAGCGTGAAAGGTTACTGATCCTATCTTTGACCATCCATCTTCATATGATTTAGGAAAAATGCCGTTGAGCACTGCTCTTTTTTCTTCCTTTGTTTTTTTAACATCCTGTGAGATATAATTAATTGGAATATAATCTTCTTTAGGTTCAATATGATATTGTTCACACTCGATTATATCTTTAGGATAAAATCTTACAGCATTGACTTTGTGTTTTATATTATAAAAATCTTCACTATAAACACTTATTGTATCAGTACACACATAATAATCATATTTAGGAAGTCCGATACTTAAAGCATTATATCCCTTATTGCATACAAAAACAATTTCATTCTTTAACAAAGATAAGTTTTCTTTTTTTAAACTAGGAGCATTTCCTAAAATAAAACATCTTTCTCCAAAATGTTTATCTTCAAATTTTTTAAATTGAAGGTATTGCATTACACTTTGCTCTATCTATAAGGATATTATAAGGTTGCATCATCAAGTCCAGCAGTTCTTAGTTTTACAATGTTAGTTAACTGCCATTGTTTTTGATCAAGTCCTTTAATAATGCCTAACCATTTGTTTCTAATAAGTGCAAACTCGTTAATAATCTTTTCAAAATCAACAACGTCTGCTTCACCATCTACAAATTTTTCAGCATCTCTTGAACTTAGTTGTCTTTGATAACTTTCTACATATGTTCTAAAGTGTGTTGAACGTAGTCTGCGTAGTTCGATGTTGAGATATTCTAATATTGCTTCAATTTCTTGAAGTTGGCTGAACCTAGTTTCTACCGATGCAGGCAGATGTGCAGCAGCACTTTCAATCCTTCCACTAATTTTGATTTCTCTTTTTGCATCAATTAGTTCGTTATTGAAATATTCTACAGCATCAGGAATCTTACTGATATCTTTAGAAACTAGGTCATACCAATTAGTCATTATTTAATCCCAACGATCATCTTCTTCTTCATCATAGTCTACTGTGTCTTCGTCAGCATCCAAAACATATTCGACTGCTTCATCTAGATATGTGTCTATACCAAACAGTCCTTGGATGACTGATTCGCTCACACCATAATCTAGTAGCGTATTGATATAATTTGCTGCCACATCTTGTTTTTTCTTTTCATCGATGTGTTCGACCATAATTGTCCAAATATCTGCTATTAGATCACCATTCATATACTTAATCTCCGTTGATTGTTTCAGGTACCTCTTCTGCCACCTCTTCTACAATATCAACTTCGTCGACTTCATCAAGATTTGGCTTGTCTTTAAGGTTTTCCATTATCATATTTAATTTATCACCTGTCCAGTTTTTACGATACTCTAAATGAACTTCTCCATTTAAGTCTGTATATTTAAGTCGATTACCATCTTTTTTAAGCAATCCTTTTGCTTCAAATAGATCAACACAGCCACTATAAGGATCCATACCTGTTTCATATGGAATCTTTACCTGCACTGCTTCAAACGGTTTTGCATAACGTGTTTTCATTACTTTACACGCTGCTCTAATACCATTTACAGTAGTAGTTTTGTTACCGTCTTCATCTTCTTTAAGTTTCAATTTACGCATTGCTACTACAATTGAACTTGCATAGATAAAACCTTGACCACCACTAATCTTATCATCTGGATCAAACATATCTTGTGATGCGTAAGTGTGATTAGTACATACCATACCTACATTATAACTACCAAACATATTAACACAGTTACGTACAAGTGCTGTTAGTGCTTTAGGCTTACGGCCCATATCACCTTTTAAATCACCTTTACCAAACTGATCAACATCTGTTGGAGTTAGCAACATACCTAAACTGTCAATAACAAACAACACCTTAGGACGTTCTTCTTCTGCCATATCTCTGTATTCTTTCATAAATTCAGATACAGTTTTAGCAACGTCATCAATCATTGACATATTAAGTTTAAGAAGTTTTTCTTCACTTGTGTCAACATTTAATGCGTGTAACCATTTTTCATCAAGTGCATTCTCTGAGTCAATTAATACTACAAAGATACCTTGTTCTTGTGCTGATTTTACAATATTGCCGGCTGCAATATAAGATTTACCTGCACCTGATTCTCCTGCTAGTACTGTAACTTTACCCATAGGAATACCTTTGTTAAAGTCACCACTAATAAGATAGTTTAGTGCATAGTTTCCTGTGCTGATCCAATCAGTAGGATCATTAAACCCTACACCAAGACCATCAATGCTCTTGGTTAGTGTTTTTCTAAATTTAGAAATGTCAAACGCTTTTGCCATAATTACCTTTCCTTTGTTAAAGTATGAGAGACCTCGCTGGTTACCGTATGGAGGTTTTTGCCGGAACTCTCATAAACTCTTTTTTTATTGCTGACGGTTGCGAATCATTGCAAGAATGTCTTGCGCACGACCCGATCCGTTATCTTCAGTAGTTGCAGTTTCTGCCGCTGGTGCTTCAGTTACAGGTGCTGCTGCTGGAGCAGGTTCTGCCGCTGGAGTCGGAGCAGGTGCTGCTGGAGCATTTGCTGCCTTATTAGGATCACCAGTTGCCTGGCTCATTCCCGCAGGGCGGAAATATTGACCCCATTTGTCCATATCATATGCTTCACCATCAACTGATGCTTCAAACATTTCCTTCATAACTTGAAGTTCTACATCTGTAGGCTTCTTAGGAAGGAAGTCGTTTAAGTTAAACAAACCGTGTTGTTCAACTGCTGCATTCTCTGTATCACTCAATCCACGTTCTTTACGTGACCATTGTGATGTAGAGTAGTCAGCATAACCACCTTTTGATGTTTTCTTAATACGGAAGTCAACACCACGAAGATAATCTGTTGGCAATTCTTCCAACTCTGGATCCATCAAAGCACCTTTAATGATTTGATAAATCTGTGGACCAATAATAAATCTACGGATAGGATTTTCTGGTGTTCTCTCTTCATTAAGAGGATCGTCTGTAACAAATCCTTGGAAAATGTATGAACGCTTTTTCCAATATTTACGTCCCATATCTTCTAGTGATTTGTCTTTAAACCAACCACGTACCTCAGAAAGAATTGGACAAGTAGTACCATCGTTGTACATTTCCACACACGGAACTTGCACAATAGTATTACGACTGTCTGTTTCTCCTTTAATACCTGCGAATGGTAGTTTAATCATCGCACGTTCTACCCAAAAGAATGTGTTGTCAGCGTTACCGTCTGGTAAGAATCTTACCACGGCTTCTCTGCCTTCTTGCATATTCCAATGTGGGTAAATTGCGTTGTCTCCGCCTCCAGTAGAATTACCAGATGAGCGATTATTTGCTTCTTGCAGTTTTGCACGAATTTCTGCTAATGATGCCATTTTGTAGCCTCCTTTGTTTGCCTAATAAAAAATGTCATTTATGCCTAATGCATACGTACTATTATATGCAACTTTATTTATCTTGTCAACAGGAATTTTAACTAAAAGTGAATTTGTTTAACCAAACTAGGTTAAATTTTTAGATCTGCACAAACTTCTATCTGCGTAACGGTTAGTTCTTTTAGATCTCTTTGGCAGTCGATGCCGTGTATTTCAATTGGTTCCAAAACAATATCTGGATCGCCCCAGCGTTCTTCCCACGGTCCGTGCCATATTAAAAACGCAAAAATAATTAGGACAACTACGAGTCCTACTGGACTAGGTTGTGGTGCCTTATCCATCTTAATCTCCTAAACGCAGTCTCCTTGAGCTGCTAAAAGTCTAATGTAAACTCCTCGATCGTATTCGTCTTTTGAAATCCAATGTTTGTTATGATACACACACAATGTTCCATCCTGTGCATATGCTTGTTGTCCTTGAAACGGATCAGGAATCTCTTTTACAACAAATTCTTTCATAATCATTCCTTTTGGGAAATTAAAAACTGCTCCACCTTGTAGGCAGAGCAGGTACTACTCAAAACGCTATTACTTGTTCATTACATACATTGTAACTTCAAAGCCAAAGCGCATTTCTTCTGCTGTAGGTTTAGTCCACATAATATTTCTCCTTGTTAGATTAAATTATGTAAACAGTTCACGGGAGAGATGAATCAGGTCCCGTTTGAGTCTACCAAAATAAAAGTGTAACATTTCTGTTACACTCTTATTTAATACTATTATAGATTGTTTTTAAGAAAAATCAATACGTAAAATCATTAAAACATACTAAGTTGTTTAATACGTTCTAGTTCTTCTAGTTCTTCTGCACCTTGTTCCTGTGCTGGAGCCATTCTTTCTACCATCTTGCGTGCAACCTGCTCAGCCTGTTCGCCAAACTTCTTGCCTACCATTGTGCATACGCCTTCTGGTCCTTTAGGGAAAGTGCCCGTGTTCTTGTCATAGAATGAATGTATAAATTTAGCAACACCTTCAAGTGTGTGTTCTTCGCCATCTGAAGTCTTAAACTTAGTGCCTTTTTTTGCACCTTGTGCTTTTAGGTCCTGAACTTTTTTGCTAAATTCATTGCCTTCGTTATTTCCGCGAGCTTCTTCTTCCGCACTGTGTAGGAAACTTATTGCTTCTTCTGCCGCATCTGCTTGTGCTTGTGGGCCGTCATGTATTGCATCCATAACTATGCCAATGGCTTTTTCATAGTGCGAGCCTTTTGGAGCATCACCATTTCTTAAATAGTCGCCTAGTTCGTCTGCAATGTCATCTGCCATGTCATTATCGTCCATTGCACCATTTTGGATTTCGGAAAGATCACCCATAAGTCTTGCATATACTGAATTAGGATCTTCTGGCTTAGCATTACCGCCTACTACTGCTTCTTCAATATCTTCTCCACATCCTGAATTGCCTAAATGATCTTTACCGCAAATCTTACATGGTTCTCCCTGTATGCCCGGCTTCAATTGATCTCTATCTTTTGGACCGTCTACAATGTCTCTTAACTTAGCCATGTCGTCGCTCATATCTGGTGGACCCATAACAGGCATAGGTGCAACTGGTTTCTTAATTGCAGTTGGAATACTGTCAATTGAATCTGCGCCCGAACTACCTTTAAGTGCATTCATTAATTTTATAACGTCCTCAGCATTGTCGCCTGACATATTAATCGAAGCAGAAGCGGCTTCATTCATCGCCTCGTCCAATTGCTGAATCTTTTTGTAAATGTCATCTAATCTCATAATTAACTCCCTATTGGACTTTTAGACTTAACGTCAGTTATTTCTGTTTTTGGTTGGTCTGATGTAATAGTCTTTGCAGTAGCAGTTGGATCGTACTCGTGTTCTTTACGAGCAGTTTCTAACTCTTTAAGCAAATCCATAACTCTGTTGTTTCCAACATTTTCTTGTGCTGATTCGCCGCCCATATCTTCTTTAGTAAGTTTTATTTCATATGGTGCATCGTTAATCTCTTGATAAACTTCTTGTGGAGCATTCATATTGCGTACCATAATGTGTGATTGTGATTTACCAATATTATAACCTAGATACTCTTGTAATGCTTCAGCGTGTGTTGGATATGTAATAGTTGCTTCGTAATAAGTTACTTCTTCGTTTTGCAACTGTGGAAAATCTAGTGGGCGTTCTTGAATTGGTGTTTTTTTGCCTGGAGTAATATTTGTAACTCCAAACTTTTTAAGACACATTTCAAGTTTATCTGCAACACCATCGTTGTCGCCAGCAACACCAATCTTAAACTCGTAAGTTTTATTGTTGTATGCTTCTGTTAAATATTCGCTGTATAATTTCATATCCGTTTCCTATTACAATGTTATTTATCCATGTTTTTCAATTTTTCAAGTAAACTATTTCGGTCTGCAACTACA